CGCTTCTATTTTCTTATCTAAAATGGCTGAAAATAGCGGTTTGGTTTCCGAACTGGCCGTAACTGGCGCGAACTGGCCAGATGACGACAGAAGGCAACCAGTCGACGTAGTGCATAATTATGCAGACATATACAGGCCGCGTTTAGAAACTGTTTGTAATCGTGAAGGCCGTTATTTTGCGGACGGCGTAAAAGTTTGGGCTAAAGACTTTTTAAACGTTGACTTAATGGACTGGCAATATCACGTTGCTAGCGGTTTATTGGCGCACGACGCTAACGGCGATTTATTGCATAGGCAAGGCCTGGTAAGTGTGGCTAGACAAAACGGTAAAAGCATTTTGCTGGCTGGAGTAGTTGGCTATTGGGCTACGGTTATGCCGAAGCTGCGCGGTAGACCGCAAACAATTATTACTACGGCCCATAGATTAGATTTAGCTATCGAGTTGTTTAACCAGGTAGCGCCAATATTGGAAAAAGAATTCGGGGCTATTTTAACGTGGGCGGTAGGACGTAACGAAGCTAATTTGCCTGACGGTACACGCTGGCTAGTTCGCGCTGCTACCCCGACTTCGTTTCACGGTCTTACAGCTGATTTAGTTTGCATAGATGAACTTTGGGCGGTTTCGCCAGACAGCGTAAGCGTAGGACTGTTGCCTACTATGCGTACCCGTAAAAGCCCGTTGCTGTTTATGACTTCAACAGCTGGCGACGAAAGCAGCAAAGAAATGCAAAAATGGCGCGAACAGGGTTTACGGGCAATAGACGAAAAAAAAGTTACGTCGCTATATTTCGCTGAGTATTCACCTAGTAGCGATATTGACCCAATGACGCCCGAAGCGTGGATAAAAGCAAACCCCGCTATAGGCAGCACGTTAACGCTAGACGTAATCGCGTCAGAAGCCGAACAGCCGAACCGTAACGCGTTTCTACGAAGCAGCGTAAATTTATGGACGGCCAGCGCTAACGGCTGGCTACAGCCTGGCGTTTTCGACAAACTGGTAACAGCTGACCCAATGCCCAAAGGCGGCGTTTTAGCTATAGAACAAAGCCAAGACGAAGCCCGCTATGTAGGCGTTAGGGCTGCGCTAAACAGTAAAGGCCAAATACAGTTAGCCGTCGAATTTATTAAAGATACTTTGGTCGAGTGTTGGCAGGCTGTAGAAAACGCTTGCCAAGACCAAACGACGCGGCTACTTATTACGCCAGCTTTCGAAATGTCTTTACCTACAAAATTTGAACGACGCGCTTCTATTGTCGGTAATCGAGAATTACAGCGCTGGACGGTAGGCGCTAGGGCAGCAATTTTAGAAGGCAAAATACGGCACGACGGCAGCGCACTTTTAGCCCAGCACGTAGAACGGGCCGTAGCAGTCAAAAATCAAGGCGCTATAACTTTGTCTAGTTTGCGTAGTCCAGGCCCTATCGAGTTAGCCCGCTGTTTAGTGTTTGCGGTTGCTATGGTCAGCAAACCAGCCACGATAGGTAAGCCGTTAATTGTTAGTAACCGTAACGCTATTTAGTTTGTGTTTCGGCTAATGTGTAACGCGGGTAGCCGTCGAGTTTCTTAACTTTCTCGTAGGGTAACTGCGGCGGCTACCTACCACCAAAAGTTTTATAAAGTGTGGCATACTAAACCAATGGCATTATTTACCCGAAAAGCTGAACCAGCAAAAATAGTTAAAGCTGCCGCTGGTGCTGCGTCTAATCGAACTGGTAGTAATGCTGGTGCTTCGCAAATCGGTAATTTCTATGCGTATTCGGACGGCGTTTTACGTCAACGTTTTATGCAAGTGCCGACAATATCCCGCGCACGTGATTTAATGGCGTCCGTTATTGGTTGCTTGCCGTTGAAAATGTATAAAGAAATGTGGAACGGCGAAGAAATGGAATTAGTACCCGAAGCGCCGCGCAGTTGGTTATCACGTATCGACAAAGGCGTAACAAATAATTTTATACTTAGTTTCACGCTGGACGATTTACTGTTTTATGGACGGTGCTTCTGGTATGTTACCGAACGCGATAGTTCGGGCTATCCAAGTTCGTTTACTCGACTACCTGCAGCAATAGTTACAACACAAGACCAGGCAGCAACTAACGGCGTTTGGTTCGGCCCGTCTAAACAGGTTTTATTTCAAGGCCTACCAATTCGCTACGAAGATTTAATACAATTTTTAAGCCCAATACAAGGCTTAATTTATACTGGCGCTACTTCAGTCGATACAGCGCTAAAACTAGAACAGGCACGTAACCGTAACGCTTCAAGTTTGCAGCCAGCCGTAACACTTCGTCAAACTGGCGGCGAACCAATGTCCCCGCAAGAATTACGCGATTTAGCGCAAGCCTACGACGAAGCGCGTTTTGCTTCAGCCACAAGCGCAGTTAACGAATTTGTAGAAGTAATACCAAATATGGCAACGCCCGACAAAATGCTTTTAATTGACGCAGCAGAATATCAAAGTAAAGAAATCGCACGTTTGGCCAATGTCCCCAGCTACTTAGTTTCGGTCAGCATTGGGAATTACAGTTATGTTAGTAGCGCCGAAGCTTCGCGCGATTTATATACGTTTGGCGTTAAACCTTATATCGACTGCATACAAGAAACGTTAAGCGCAAATAACGTACTGCCACGCGGGACGGTAGTACGCTTCGACATTGAAAGTTATTTAGAACAGCAAGAAAAAATGAAACCAGAAGAAGCCGAAGAAGTAGAAACGGTAGAAATAAATGATTAGATTAGTGCCGCAAGATTTAAATTTAGACGCTGCGCCCGCTGGCGAGAAAATGCCCCGTAGAACGTTGGCGGGCGTAGCGGTTCAGTACGAAGTCGAAGCCGTAGTTTCTGACGGTCAAAAAGTAAAGTTTGCCAATGGTGCTTTGCCGTTAGAAGGCAAGAAACCAAAAATGTATCTTTATCACGATAGTTCTATGCCTATAGGCATTGTGGAAAGCCGCGAACAGGTAGGCGATACGGTACTTTTTGAAGCCCGCATAAGCGAAACCCGCGCAGGCGACGAAGCATTACAACTAGCAAAAGACGGCGTTTTAGATAGCGTTTCGGTAGGTATTTTGCCAATCGAATTTAGCTTTGACGAAGCTGGCACAATGATTATTACTAAGGCCGACTGGCAAGAGTTAAGCCTTTTGCCTTACGGCGCTTTTGAAGCCGCTAAAGTTGAACGGGTGGCTGCGAGTATCCACCAAACAGAACCAGAAGTAGAGTTAAATAGTAAACAAGACCCAGAACAAGAGGTAACAAAAATGAACGAACCAGTAGAAACCCCGCAAGTAATCGAAGCTGCAGCCGTACACACTGTTTACGCGCAACCTAAAAAACTTCGTTTGCCTTCGACTTCGGAATATATCGCTAGCTATGTACGCGGCGGTTCAGATTTCGCACAACTTAACGCAAACATTAACGCGGCACGAATTGAAGCCGCGCCAGGCGTAGCACCATTTATTAACACTGAATCGACGCCAGGCATTCTGCCAGAAATTATTGTGGGTTCGGTTTATGATTCGCTTAACCCGATTAGACCATTCGTTAGCGCAATTGGTACTCGTGCTATGCCTACAGCTGGTGCAACGTTTCGTCGTCCAAAAATTACGACACGGCCAGTAGTAGCACAACAGTCGGCACAGTTTGACCAGTTAAACGCTTCAACCGTTGTTGTTTCAAACAATGACATTTCTAAACTTAGTTTTGGTACGTTTGTTACCGTGTCCGAACAAGATTTGGACTGGTCAGACCCAAGCAGCATTGACATTATCTTAAATCAGTTAGCTATCGCTTACGGTCAGGCAACTGACAACTACGCCATAGATACTTGCCACGCTGCAATTACACAAACTTCTAGCGTCGCAGATACAGCCGTAGGCGCTGATTGGGTAGCAGCAATTTACGAAGGCGCACGACAAATTTCCACAGATAGCAATTATTTGCCTACGCATATGTTTGTAACGCCAGCCAGCTGGAAAGCTTTGGCAAGTTCAGTAGACGACCAAAACCGACCAGTATTCCCGTTTGTAGGTGCGCCTAACCTTATGGGTCAAAACGCTGCAGGTAACTCAGCTGCTACAAGCTGGAACGGTAACCCGCTAGGCCTTGTACTTGTCGTAGACAAAAATGCGCCAGGTTCATTTATGGGCCACGCAGCAGGCCCAGCCGCAGGCTTCGAGTTCTACGAACAGCAAAAAGGCGCAATTTCAGTAGACGTACCAGCCACACTTGGCCGCACTATTGCCTTCAGAGGTTATGCAGCCGCGTTTATGGCAGACGCTACCAAGTTCGTTAAGTTCGTTTAACGACTAGAAAGAAGGCCAGCTATGGCCGTCTATTCGGTCAAACAAAAATATTTAACCGATAATTACGCGGTAGTCGTACTTGTTACTAACGCCGACCCGTTAGAAGTAGGGCAAAGCGTAACTATCGCTGGCGTTGACGCAACTTTTAACGGTACTTATACCGTTGCCGCGTTGCCCGAATATTATTTTACTGGCGTAGACGAACAAGGTTTTTTTATCTACGACATAGAAACGCCAATACTTAACCAGGTTCTATATGCGAAAACCGCAGACAACGTAACCATAGTTGCAGCAACAGGCACATTAACTACGTCGCCCGTTTGCACGTGGATAACTGCAGGTCAAATAGAGGACTGGTTAGGTATCGGTACAGCGACGGCAGCCGATACAGCATTTTTAACACAATGCGCGGC